AGAGTAAATTCTTTTGTGAATAGCTGACATTGTTCTGCTTCCTCTTTCAAGTAAAGCAACTGTTGTTCCAACTGCAGCTTGTTGATTGCCATCTCCAACTTGTAGATCAGCAATTGATGCAAACCTTTGACCAGCGTTAACTACGATACCCATTAGGTTTAATAATGTAGCTGATGGTTCTTTGAAAGGTAACATCATAAACGAATCTTTTAAGTTTCCACCAGGTGCATCTACATCTCTAAATTCTCCTGGTTGAATTGATTGTGCATCGTCTCTAATTCTAATGCCACGCATTTTAAATCCTGCAGGTAAATTAGATAAAGTACCTGCATCCAATAATTGACGGAGTGCTGCAGTTGCAGTTCTGCTTAAACCGCCAATCATGTGGATTAAACCGAAGCCGTAAAAGCCTAGGCCTGGAAGAAATTTAAAATGAGTAAAATAAGGAATCTTAGTTTTATTAGCATCACCTATTTCATAGTTTCTTCTTATTGATAAAACTTTTCTTGTAGAGTTATCTATTGTTACAATGTATGGAATTTTTATTCCAGAAGGATTACCTTCTTGATCTGCATCTTCAAAACCTTCTATGTCTAAATCAACATGACATTCTAATAAAGTATACACATCATCATCTTGTGTTTTTCTTTGTCCTTCTAACTCTCTTTCTTTTTTCTCAACATCGTCTTCTGTATCTCCAGGTGTACCTAACTCTATATCTAAATAGAAACCATTAACTTGTTGTTTTCTTAAATCATTTTTAGAAACTTTTACCCGATGAATAATCGCTTCCGCATCGTCTAATGAGGTAGCTGTATACGGAACGATTAAGTCATCTGCCGGTACGAACTTTGATGTAGCTTTTTGCGTAAGTTCATCATAGTAAACTTTTTTAAAAGCTGACCCTGCAAGAGGAAGATAAAAGAGCAGTTGATCAAAGTCGGGCTCATAGTCTTTCATTTTTTCCATGAGCTCGTAATTCATAAAATCTTCAACACGTTGTGCTTGTTGTGTTTTTGCTTCGTTAGGTGCACCAATAACTTGAGTTCTTACTGGTCCATCTGCTGGCAATAATTCTTTGTAAGCTAAAGCTTGAAACTGAGTAACAGCTTCTGCAAGAACTGGGTGAGTTGCACCTGAAGCTCCTTGAAAAGGTTCTGTTCTCATGTCATATTTAAAACCTAATAAATCTAAACCTTGTGTGTAAGATTTTTCCCAATCTTTTCTACCCATTTGATAGTCTTGATATTTTTGTGAAAGATCTGATCCTATCTCACTTAAAACTTCATCTGGTAAAAATTCTGCTAAGTTTGCATAATGTTCATCACCGCCTTCTGGTGATGCTGCGTTTGGATCAAAGTCTATTTCAACTGATCCATCTTCTTGTTCATTAACTTCAACAGGCCCTGGAGCCTGTGCCGCTGCTTCTTGAGTCTCAATTACTGTTTCTTGTATCTCTTCTTGACTAGGAAGTTCTACCGAGCCTCTTGGACTTTGCGTCAGGGCTTTGTCTATTTTGTCTGCCATTTTTTATTTTCTCCAGTTTTACTGTCTTAACAGTATTATAGTTAATATTCAACCCTTGAGGAGTGGGTCCTGATTCAGGCGGCAAGAGCCAGGTCTTTGGGTATTTATTCGTCATATGTATATTTCTTCATATCTTCTAAATCTGTGTCATCAATAAATTCTTCTATGTCTTTTAATTTGCCCTCTGCATCAGGTTTTATAGTTCCCTCATTGTAAGTCACGCCTCCGGTTTCAGGGTCTACATCTACTTCCATCTCATGTTCTTTATAACCAAACTCACCTTGGTCATCTACTTTTTTAACTCTTGTTTTGCTTCCTTGTTTAGTAACTACATAATTATCTAATTGAAAAACCTCTTCCAACTCATCTGCTCTGTTGCCTGAAAAACTTTTCTTTCCTAAAGTTATAACTTTAGTAATTAAATCTCCGATAAAATCAGGTATACCATCTGAACCTCTTTTTATTACTTCAACTGTTTTTTCTGCAATCGGTGCAGCAGCTTTAAAATATTTTCCAACAAAAGGAAGTGACATAAGACCTGCACCTATTTTTATAAATTTTCTTTTTGATGGATCATCGGGTCCATCTGCAAAACCAACTCTACCACCTGTTGCCATAAACTCTTCTGGCATCGGCTGTGCTTGAAATCTTTTACCTTTAATTAAATCTAATAAATTTGTAATAGCTATTTTTCTAGTATTAGCTATCGTAGATTCATTAGCAGCCCTTTCTGCAGCCACTCTTTTTTTATCTTGATCATATATTTGTTTAGCTTTTTGTTCAGACATTTCTGATTTCATATTTAATGTCTCAGCATCAAAAGTTTCACTAGGAAGATTTGTTTGTAACATTCTTTTACGAGCTACGTCTTGATCAGGTTCACCATAAAAACCTAAAGGTCCTCCTAAAACTTGATCCCTAAGTTCTCTCATACGTTCTTGTTGTGAAAAAATATTTTTTGCTTCTTTTGCTTCATCAGATAAATTAGCATAATCTTTAAGACCACCAATTATATTAGTTCCAACAAAACCTTGCTCCAAAGCTTCCATTACTGGTTTACCTTCTCCAAATGCTTTAGCAGAATCGTAAGCAATTAATGGTGTTACAGCAATACCTAAAGTCTTTAAACCTGCAGATAAAAATTTTGATCTTTTTAAATCACCAGGTATTTCCATAGCTGTTTCAAATAAATCTGTTATTAATGGTATCTTTGCGTTTAGTCCTGGAATTTTAGCAAATCTTTTACTTGCTTCTTTAAACATATCTCTTGTTTGAGATTTTTCTGGTGTAGGTAATTGATCTGCTGTTGTTACACCTGTTTTTAATTTTACAGCTTCAAGATCTAGTTTCTTTTTACCTCGAGCAATAAGATCGTCAGCTTGTTCTTTTGTAATTTTAGATAAATCTAAATCTGAATCGACCAAACCTCTTTTAGGATCAAAAGAAATATCTTTTAATTTTTTATATTTACCAGAATCATCTACTTCTAATAATTGAAAATTAACTAACCCTTGACCTTCTGTTCCTTTTAATTGTCCTCTTAAACCTTTTGCAATAGAATTATATTTTTCAGCTGCAGTTTTTTTAGCAGCAATAGTAGAATTAGGATTATCTAAAGTAGACATGGCTATTTTTAAAGCGTTGTTACGAAGTCTTTCAGCTTTTTCGACTGCAGGTGAAATATTAGCTGCAGCATCTATTAAACCCATTCTATTCAAAGTTTGTGTAGTAAATTTTGCATCGCCATGTTGTATTTGAATTTTTTTAGCCATCCCTTCAGGGAAAATTTCTGACTTGTAATCACTAAGTTTTTCATAAATACGAAAAGGATCTTTTAATTTATATTGTGCTGCTTTTAATCTTTTTATTTTTCTCTTGTACTCATCTGTTTGAAATGGAAGAACATTGTCAGAATACACCTCACTAATCGCTACTTGTTTAACTAAATCTTTTAATTGATTAATACCTTTAGCATCTGCTGTAACAGAGAATGTTTTATTACCTTTAAGAAAAGCATTTCGTACTTCTGGATTTTGAATTACAAGTTTTACACTTTTACTTCCTCCAACTCCTGTATTTACTTCAAAACTAACTCCTTTGATTCTTAAATCTTGTAATTCTTTGTAGGCTTTATCATTTAGTTTTGTAACTCCAGTTTTTTTACCTGCTCCTGATGTGGTCCCACCTTTTTTACCTACTTCAGATAAATCTGTTTTTACAAAGTCAACTCCCTCTTCTAAATATTTTCTAATAGACGCTGTAGAAGATTTTGCACCATCTGCAACTTCCATTATTGTAGGTGGTCTATTATTTTTTTCTACAAAGTTTTCTACAAATTGAACTAATTTTGTTTTAGTACCTTCTGCAAAATTCTCTCTGTCAGATTTTTCAATCTGTTCTGTAATCATTTCACCCGTCTCACCAAACAAAGGCATCAACGCTTGTGTGTGTTCTTCTTGTGTTATCTCTCCGTCTTTTAAAGCGTCATCAAGATAACCTTTTAAAATAGAAACACCGCTTCTAGGCATTACAAAAGGAGCAGCCTCACTAAAAGTTTCTATCTTCTCATTAAAAGTTCTTTTAGGTTCTTGTGGTTTTGGTGGAGGCGTACCATCAGCAAAGCCTCTACGCTTCATGTAAGCAATTGTTTGTCTGTAGTCGTGGAGTTTCAAGTTAAACTCCTAATATGTTGGGTAGCCCACCTGATGCTTGTTTAGTTCTAGTTACATTTTTTATAGTATCTAAAATCTCATCAGAACCTTTACCTTTTTCCATCATCTTAAATGCTTCATCAAGGGTTGCTAGCACTTCTGCTTTTCTTTGCATGTTGTCATCGATTAGAATTTTATCTAACAGATCATCAGTGATGCCTGGGTATTTTTGTTTTAATTGTAATCGCTCTACCATTTTAGGAGCAAGGGTTTTTGCTACATCCATTTCTGAACCTAAATCAAATGAAGATAATTCTTCAATTTCATCTACTGTCATTAATTTTTTGTCACCAGACATTTCCATTTCTTCAAGTTTTTGTTCTAAGAATTTTTTTCTAGCTTGAGATTTGTCACCTGGTTCTGGATCTAGATTACCTTTTTTATATTGTAGTTCCATGTCTTTCATATATTGTTTTTGTTCTTTTATAATTCTTTGAGCATCTCCAACAGTGCCATCAAATTCATAAGCTTCTAATTGATCAGCACCCCCTATTTCATCTAAGAAATCTGCATATTCATCATCATTTAATTTTTTTGATTTTTTTAAATTCTGAAAAAGTTTAAAAAGTTTTTTAGGTGTTCCTAAACCAAAACCTGTTCTCATTATACCACCATCAGCTTTGTTAGGTCTATTCACTTGGAAAAAAGATCTTTCATAAAAGTCTACGGTATCATTAATATCAATACCTTCGTCTTGAGCATTTGATTTTATTTTTGCCATAGTAGTTGCAAAGTCATCTGACTTTGTTCCTGAATACATTACCCTCATTAACACATCTTCATTAACACCTTGTTCAATTAAATCATCAAACATATTAGATCTAATAACGGCACCCATATCAACATTTTCATAAATACCTTGTCCAACGTCTTCAACTAAATCTGCAACAAATAATTTTTGTCTTGTATTTTTAGCACCTAGTTCATCAATCATTCCTTTGGCTCTATTTAATTTTCTTGCATTGTCTTCCATTGTAAATGCAGACATTTCTTCTTCAGTTACAAATGGTCTATCTAGATCAACTGCCTTTTCCCTTTGACTTGGTGATTCTTTTATAACCTTACCTTTTTTATCCATACCTGGTGCAAAGCTTACTTCTTCTACATTATCTTGAATAATACCACCTTTAATCTTTGGTGCTTCTTTGGTTCCTGATGCCTGAGTCATGATTCCAGTATCAAGGGTTGATACGTTTTCACCTTGTGCTGTAATTTTTTTCTTAGCCTCCTCCATTATCATTTCTTCTTCGATAGGATTAGGATCTCTTTTAGTATCTTTTATAAAACCTTTTTTAAGAGCATTAAATGCTTCCATTACCGTTTTATAAAGTTTAGGTAGTTTAGTTACAGCCATTAATAATACGTCCTCTGTTGCGGAGGCATTTTATCCTCCTCATAATCTTCAGGGTGGTTAATTAAACCTCCCTGTCTAAATCTCATAACAGCTTGGGTCATAGAGTCCACTAGATCATCATGGTCTCCATAAGGAAAAGCTGCACATTCCTCAATGACTTCTTGCGCAAAGTCCATTTCTTTGGGCGCCCATATCAGTCCCGAC